TGCAGCGGGATTTGTTTTACGGTAGACGCACTCATTGCGTGAATTTTGACATGGATGGACTGATGCGTGGCGATTCGGCTGCCACGGCCGCGAAAAATTCATCTGATTTGCAGAACGGCGTAAAAAATCGCAATGAAATCAGGCGGAAAGATGGACTGAATCCTGTTGACGATGAGAGCATGGACATGTACACTGTGCAAAGTAATATGATTAATATCAATGACATGGGCAAATTTATGAATCAAAAACAGACGGAACTGCAAAAATGAACGATAAAGAGCTAAGGTCATTCGTGCTTAACGAGTTTCGGGTTGATTCAGCCGAAGGAAGCGCGCCAAAAATATACGGGCATGCCGCTATATTTAATTCATTGTCCGAGGATTTGGGCGGATTTCGGGAGCAAATAGCACCCGGTGCCTTTGCGAAAACCCTTGATTCTGCGGATATTCGCGCATTATTTAATCACGATTCGAACATTGTGTTAGGGCGCAATAAATCCGGAACGCTACGACTAAAAGAAGATGAAACAGGCTTGGCTATCGAGATCGATCCGCCAGACACTCAGGCGGCACGGGACTTAATTGTCAGTATGAAGCGCGGTGATATTAGCCAAATGAGTTTTGGATTTCGCACTATCGCCGACAACTGGGCAAAAGTAAATGACACTTGGGTGCGGACATTGTTAGAAATTGATCTTTTTGATGTGTCGCCAGTGACCTATCCTGCATATATTTCTACGGACGTTGCGGTCAGATCGATGCAGTCAGCCACAAAACAGGATGATTTTTACAGCACCAACTTGATGAAAATGAAGCTTAAATTGATTTAAACTTTTGGGCACTCCGCATTTTGGGGCAGCGGATGCCGTCATAGCATAGCCTGCCCCGTAACCTAACGCCGTGACGGCGCTGGAGAATTAAATGACTCAGAAACTCAATGAGCTGCGAGACTCTCGCGGCAAGCTGGTACACGAAGCTCGTGCAATCATAGATAAAGCCGAAGCGGAAAAACGTAATCTTACCGCCGAAGAGCAAGTGAAGTGCGACGAATTAATCACCAAACAGGAAGAAATTCGTTCGCAAATCGAGCGCGAACAGAAGCTTGCGGAAGCAGAAAGACAGGCGGCTGAAGAAACGCTGCGAACCAAGGACGAATCGCGCGGCAAGCCAGCATCTGGCGGACAAACCGCGCAGCATGGCGCAGCTTCCGAGGAATATCGCGCGGCATTTTATAAAATGGTTGCGTCCGGCCAATCCGGCTATTCCGGCCTGAATTCTGACGAAATCCGTGCTTTACAATCCGACTCAAATCCGTCCGGTGGTTTTTTGGTTGCGCCACAGCAAATGGTCGATGGCCTGATTAAATCAATCGACAATATGCTATTTATTCGTCAGCTTGCCACCAAGTTCCGCGTTCCGACCGCAGTATCGCTTGGGGCGGCGTCTCTTGATAATGATCCTGCCGATGCTGATTGGACTGCCGAATTGTTGACCGGCAGCGAAGATAGCACGATGTCATTTGGTAAGCGCGAATTATTCCCGCGCCCAGTTGCAAAGCGCATCAAAATAAGCAATCAGTTGTTGCGTCAAGCGCCAGCCGTTGAGGCGTTAGTTCAAGCGCGCCTTGGTTATAAATTCGCAGTAACACAAGAAAAAGCGTTTTTAACCGGATCCGGCGCGAATCAACCGCTTGGCCTGTTTACCGCAAGCAGCGAAGGCATCCCTACAACGCGCGACGTATCGACCGGCAACACCACCACGGCATTTACGGTGGACGGCCTGATCGAGGCGAAATACTCGCTGAAAGGGCAGTACCACGGCACCGCGCAATGGCTGTTTCATCGAGACGCAGTAAAAATGCTGGCCAAACTGAAGGACGGCGATGGCCAATACATTTGGCAGCCGACGAAAACGCTTGCCGATCCTGACATGCTGCTAGGCCGTCCGGTCAATATGTCTGAGTATGCGCCTAATACATTTACGACCGGCCTCTATGTTGGAATGTTTGCGGATTTTAGCCAGTATTGGATCGCCGATGCCCTGGATATGCGGGTGCAGCGATTGGTTGAATTGTACGCAGAAACCAACCAAACCGGCTTGATTGGACGCATGGAAACCGACGGAATGCCGGTTTTGAGCGAGGCTTTCGCGCGCGTTAAACTTGCTTAATCGCAACATATAAAAGGATACTGAAATCATGGACTTACACAATAGCATAAAAGTCAGCCGGGGATTATCTCCCGTGGCTGCTGGTACTGACAACACCGCGTACGTTTCGCAAATCATCGATACCGCAAATTTTGCGGCTACCGAGTTTTTGATTCTTATCGGCGCAAACACTGACGCCGACGCGACTTTCACTGTGCTGGTCGAGGATGGCGATAACGCATCCCTGACTGATAACGCTGCGGTTGCTGATGCCTATTTGCTGGGTACTGAGGCGCTGGCAAGCTTTGATTATTCCGATGATAACGAAACTCGCAAAATCGGTTACATCGGCGCAAAACGATATGTTCGCGTAACGATCACACCGGCAAACAACGGCGCAGGCAATATTTATATCGCTGGCTGCTGGCTGCAATCCGGCGCGCGCGTTTCTCCGCAATCGTAGAAATCCAATAGGCCGGGCAAAACCGGCCTTAACAAACAGGAGATATAAGCATGGCTGATGCTACTTATAATTCAAAGGTTTATCACAAACATGGCGGGGATGAGTTGGTCGTTGCTTCTGGCGGCACTATCCGCAATCAGGGATCTGCGTACAATGTGCAATCAACGCCAAACGCCAGAACTGTGGCTGTTACACTGACGATTGCAAACCTGCTGACGAAAATTATCACAGGAACGCATACAGCAGGCGCAACAGCGGCATATACACTGCCGACCGGAACGAACGTTGAGAATGGCGTCACGATGGAAGTTAACGACAGTTTTGATTGGTGCCTGATTAATTTATCTGCGGCGGCTGTGGATACAATTACCGTTACGGCTGGGACTGGTCATACAATTGTTGGTAATCCTATTGTGCAATCAGCGCATTCTACGACCGGCGAACTTTATGGCAGTTCGTCTTTATGGCGAACGCGAAAAACCGCAACGAATACATTTGTATCGTATCGCATAGCATAGGTGTTGACCATGATTGTAAAAATGATTACTACCATGTCAGGCCCGGATATATCAGCGCAAGCTGGGCAGGAAATCGAAGTCAGCGCAGATCGTGCAGATCAATTGATTGCTGGTGGTTTTGCTGTGCCGGTAAAATCGACAAAAATCGAAACAGCAACAGCGATTGAAATCGAGACTAACAGCTCGGTCGAAATCGAGACCGCCGCAATAGACTCAGATCGCAGCAACAAACGGCGCGGCAAAAAATAAATGGGCGTATTGTCGGTCTATGCGCAACCAGCAACGGAGCCGGTAACGGTGTCCGAAGTTGCTGCATATTGTCAGATTGATGCAGAAAACCAAGAACCCGCACCAGGCGCATTGACATGCGCACTTGCTGGCGGCGGCGCTGGCAATGTGGACAATGGCGCGCATCGCTATGCTGTAACGTTTGTGACCGCCGACGGGGAAACTCAAGCAGGCGATATTTCTGCGGCCGTGACTGTTGCAAACAAAACAGCGGACGGCAAAGTTGCGCTTGCCGCAATACCGATCGGCGGATCGCTTGTGACGGCGCGCAAAATTTATCGCACTGTTGCCGCTGGATCATCGTATTTGCTGCTTGCAACGATTGCAGATAACACAACCACGACGTACACCGACAATATAGCTGACTCATCGCTTGGCGCAGCGGCCCCGAGCGTAAACACAACAGCCGATCCGCTTATCAATATCCTGATTACATCTGCGCGGTTATCAGCAGAGGCGCAGTTGAAACGGTATCTGATAACGCAAACTGTTGATTTGTATATTGATTCGTTT